ACAACCAAGACGTCTGGCGGTTCGCCTCGATGTTCATCCCGGGTCTGCCGTGGGACCTGCCGGTGAACACCCCGCTGTGGCTGCGCCGCTATGTCGAGGCGGCGGCGACCAACGTGTACAAGGACCAGATGGGCGAGAAGCCCGACGACTACGGTGCATGGCAGGCGTTCGTCACCGACATCGACCACGCCAAGAACATCAGCGACGTGGCGACCTACGCGGTCGGGACCGTGGCCGGAAGCCGCTCGTATCTGGAGTTGCCGGGCATGGTCGCCGACGCGGTCGGCAACATCCAAGGGCTGAACGGACAGGACGGCGAGCAGGACGATGGCGCGGCGTTCGTGTCACCGACCAACACACCGCCCGCCACGCCTGCGCCACCCATCCCCACGCCGCAGCGCAGGGCGCAGCAGAACGTCACCGACCTTGAGGCAGCGGCTACGTCGGCGACCGCCGACATCACGGCAGCCCTGACTCAATCACCCGGGCCGTAGACTTGCGTGCCTGTGGTATCAAGTAGGAGGAACTGAACGGTGGCTGTATCGCCTGACCCCACTGGGCTGACGCCCGGGCAAGCCGTAACACCAGCCTCGGAACCGCAGCCGACACCGGCTCCGTCACCCGACGCTGGAGGAGCGCCTGAACCCGCGCCTCAAGACCCAGCGGCAATCGAGGCCATATGGCAGAACAGGTTCAGCCAGCGCGACCGGGCACACAACGCGGAGGTCGAAAGCCTCCGGGCGCAACTCGCAGAGGCGAGGGGCGTGAGTGTCCCCGCTCCAGCGAATGGCGAACCCGGGGCCACACCGACGCAGGCCGAGAGTTACAAGGCTCGGTACGAGGCAGCACAGCAGGAACTCTCTCAAGAGCGAGCGCGACGAACGGTCAGTGAGCGCAGGGCGATGTTCCCTGCACTTGCGGCTGAACTGTCACCCGAAGACCCGACGTGGGCGCAAGCGAACGAGGAGTCCTTGGCGCGGTTGAACGCACTGGTCGGTGCGCCAGCCAAGCCAGCCCCGACCGGGCATGTCGACCCGAACAATCCGGCGCGTACGCCACCGGCCCCGGCCAAGGACTTGAGCATGATGTCGAAGCAGGAACTGCTCGACGAACTCAAGCGCCTGTCGCCAGCAGAGGAGGCGGCTCGCCAACTTCTGAGGTAAGTCATGGCGAACACGTCAGGTACCGCCGGGGGCGTCGGCTCCCCACAGGGCGGGGCACAGGGTTGGGATGCAGCGGTAAACATCCAGCCCATCCCGATGTCCAATGCGGGTACCACCGCAGCGGGCGCGGCGGGCTCCGCCATCACCACGGCGCTCATCAACGCCGGAGCGTTCGCGAACGTCGTCACGGCGCTCGTCAATCGGACCATCATCGAGAACCTGCGCACGCAGCCGGTGTTCCTCGCGGATGGCAACTTCATCCGCGCCCGTCACGTGCCGGGCACGAACCAACTCGTCTACACCTACTTCGCTGACCTGAGCCCGGCTGTCGTCCTGCTGGAAGGCATCCCGCCCGAGACGGAGAAGTTGAACCTCGGGACGATGTCCATCGACGGTGTCCAGAAGGGCAAGACCGTTGCCATCACGGACCTCGCCGATGTCTTCTCGCCGTTCGACCTCTACTCGGTGGCTGCGGAGAAGGTGGCGTTCAACGCCATCGACACTGCCGAGAAGGACGTCGCCACCATCCTCGCGGGTGCGGGCGGCATCACCCTCACCCCGACCGGTGTCGGCCCGGTCGAGCGCGTCGTCGAGGCGGTCACCGCCTTGAAGATTGCCGAGGTTCCGCAGTACGCGGACGGGATGTACCACGCGTTCATCTCACCGGCGGACGCGGCGGCGCTGATGACCCAGACGGGTGAACTCGGCTGGACCGACACGATGAAGTACGCGGGCAACCAGCAACTCCTGAACGGCGAGATTGGCCGTATCCGGGGTGTCCGCTTCGTCGAGACGAACCGCATCGGCAACGGTGCGACCATCATCCACGGCCCGGACTACATGGTCTGGGGCGACTATCAGAGCATCCAAGCCTATCGGGTGGCCCCCGGTGGGGACCATGCGGACCCGCTCGCCCAGCGTGGTCTGGTCGGCTGGAAGGGCATGTGGGGCGTGAAGGCGCTGACCTTCGCGGGTGCCACCAACGCCGGACCTGCCGCCAACCCGACGGGCTGGAGGTACGTCAAGGTCGACCTGACGCCGTAACCTGCATCTGGGGCCCGGTCCACCCATCCCCCCGACTCCCCGCCGAGGCGATGACGGGCCGGGCCCCTCGTAGATAGAGGGGCCTGCTGTGGCGTACACCCCGCCCATCCGGTCCGAGATGCAGGCTGTCATCTCGCGCTCGCTGCGAGATGTCGACGGCAACGTCTTCGGGCCGGATGTGCTGAACGACTTCATCAACGAGGGACTTGGCGACATGTCCCTCTATCGGCCCGTCGAGGCGACGGTCACCCACCACTTCGACCCCGTCGATGGACTGGCCGGGCTCATCCCCGCAGCCATCGGCATCAAGGACGTGTACATGGTCGAGGTCGGGCTGACCGACCCCGCGCTGAACACCGGCAACATGGTGCTCGGGGCGAACAGCCCCAACGAGAGCCTGACCCGGACCGGCTGGGAGTTCGCCGGTGGCGGGTTCCGCCTGCCGGTGTACGTCTACAACCGCATCGTCGAGGTCAACAACCAGTACGTCGACAACGGTGGTGTCGACCTCATCTTCTGGGGCTACCGCGACCGCGACCTGCCGCTGGCCGACGACGACGTGCTCGACCTGCAGGACGTCATCGACCAGTTCTGCCTCGTGTCCTACTGCAAGATGGCGGGCTACGTCCTGCTGGAGGCTGACCGTGGCCTGTACCAGCAGTGGCTTGCGGCCACCAACAACACCGACACCAGCCCGACCCAGTTGCAAGGCATGCGCTCACAGGCCGAGTCGACGTACGACCGGCTGCGTGGACGGTCCCGCATCATCCGGCGCACACCGGTCCTCGGCTACCAGTATGTGAGCTAGGCGATGCTGGACTTCCCGGTTCGGTATCGCGGCATCGAACTGAACACGGTCGACATGGTGCCCGGCGTCGGCCTGCGCAAGGGCAACCTGCTGGAAGTGTTCGACCTGTCCGATGTGCAGGGTGTGGGCTACACCGAGAAGAAGGCCCAGCGCGACGGGCTCGATGCGTCCGACGTGTACCTCGGTGCCCGCTACGTCCGGTTGCAGGGCGTGACCTACGGCGAGGACATCGCCGACCTGCATGACCGGCTCCAAGAGGTACGCACGGCTCTGACCCCCACCGCTGCGTACGTCTCGGACATCCCGCACTACGGCTACGTCCCGTTGGAGTTCACCCTGCCGACCAACGACCTCGTGAACTTCCCGCCCATCATCCCGACCGACGCGCACTCCACCCGGGACCTTGAGTTGCGCGCACGTCCACGTGGGCAGCCCACGTTCCAGATACGGCGTGACGGCGGTGCTTCCAACGGGGCGGACCCGAGCCGGGGTGGCGGCGTGTCGTGGCAGGCGGTGCTGGAATGCAAGGACCCGCGCATGTACGTCCGCCCCGACACGTGGGTGTACTGGAACGCGGACGTCACGCCAGCCGTGCCGCTCACCAACCGGGGCGACTACCCGGCCCCGCTCGACATCCTCATCGAGGTGCCTGCCTCATCGGCGGCGGGCTCGGTCCACTTCTGGGTGGGTGCGAGTGACTTCATCATCACCATCCCCGACGCGACGACGACCCAGATACTGCGCTACTCGGGTGACCTGCAGGTCCTGACGCTGGAGAGCAACAGCGTCGAGGTCCTGCGCATGGACCTGTTCGCGCTCCAGAACAACACGCTCCATCCGTACATCCTGCCCGGCGGGCTGACCACCTACCGCATCGACGTGGTGGGGGCAACGCTCTCGGCCAACACGAGGTTCATGTACTCCGAGTCGTTCGCCTAGATGGCTGACGTCAGGGTCTTCGCTCCGGTCAAGGACACGTCTGTTCGGCGCGTCAAGAGCAACGGCGTGTGGGGTGGGGACAAGCAGGCCAAGGGCGAGCAGCACCTCATCGGCGGCTACTCCAACTCGGGCACCCAATACTTCCAGTCGCTCATCCAGTTCAGCCCGGTGTGGACCGACATCGACACCGTGTTGAAGGCCGAACTGGTGCTGTGGACCCGCAACGACCACGCGGGGATGCTGTCGGCGGTGACGGGTACCACCCACATGAACATCCGGGTGGCCCCGAAGCTGGAGTCGTGGGCGGAAGCGGGCGGCAACGAGGCTGACTGGGACGGGGCCATCGGGGCCATCACCGACACCTCGTCGTACGACGTGTACCGGCGCATCGACGAGTCACCTAACAGCGAGAACCGGCTCGACATCACGACCGCGCTCAAGCACATCGCGCCGACCACGGTCAAGTTCCCCAACGC